GGCATGGACAAGTGGACTATCCCAGTTATGACAGAGATGTTTGAGCAATTTGTACGAGGATTAGATAATGATATCTACCTACCTAACATCGGAATGATGTGCGGTACTTGCGGAGTTAAAGATTACTGCTATGCTTATGGCGGACAACTCGCAGAGATTTATGACCCGTTAGTAGGTATGAAATGACAGAGCGTTGGAACTTACCAAACCGTGAGGTGATGGAAGAAGCACTTGGCTTAATCTCCAAGATGCAGAAGCACCAAGAAATAATTTCTCTACAACGTGAGAACAAAAAACTTAAATATGAAATAGATTTTTTAAGAGAACATATAAAAAACCTAGTAACCAAACAGAAAGAGGAATAACAAATGGCAACAGAAGGAACAAAGTTCCAAGTTAACTACAAGTTGGCTGATGGAACACTCATCAATGTATACGCAGCAACAGCAGCAGAACTTGAATCAGGTCTTGCTGACTTAGCAATGAATGCTGCTCTTATTAAGAGCACAGGTGTTGACCTTGGTACATCAGGTGCATCTGCAGCAAACATTATCTCAGCAGCCTTCCCAGGCTCTGCACCAATTCAGTCTTCAGTCATTGAAGAAGGTTCATGTAAGCACGGCAAGTTGGTTTATCGCACAAGTAAGCCAGGTGCTCCTAAGGAATGGAAGGGTTACTTCTGCCCATCTCCACAGGGAACACCAGACCAATGCGCTCCTAAGTTCCTTCGCTAAGGTAACTGATGCTGTCGTTAACACAGGCAGCAGTGCGAAGCACGCACGATTTCCAAATCCTGCCAGACTTATTCCCGTCACTTGCAGCCGACGGGATTAAGTTTCGCAGAGGACAGATGACGATGATTGCAGGTCAGCCAAATGCTGGCAAGTCTCTTATCGCTCTCTGGATGGCAGTCCAAATGAAAGTGCCAACGCTGTATATCTCCGCAGACACAGACGCTTATACAACAGCGTTACGTGCTGCAGCCATGGTGACAGGCCATCAAGTTTCTTCAGTTGAAGAAGCGTTTATGACTGGTGAAGGCAAGGACTTTTACATTGAAGAACTTACCGCCATCAACCATTTGCAGTTTGACTTTGCACCATCTCCCACGTTAGACGAAATTGATTTAGCCATCCGTGCATACGGGGAAGCATATGGTGAGTATCCCCATATGATTATCGTTGACAACGCAATGAACGTTGTCTCTATGACTGGCGATGAATGGTCTGGCCTTCGTGAAATAGCGAAGGCTATGCACCATATAGCACGTGAGACAGATGCAGCAGTTCTATTGTTGCACCACACATCAGAGTCTGAGAGCAGACCTGACATGCCACCAAGCCGTAAGGCTATTCAAGGCAAGATTGCACAACTACCCGAGATGATTCTGACAGTGGCTCTACTGCCCTATTCAGGGGAGTTCAGGGTAGCAGCAGTAAAGAATCGCTTTGCTAAACACAGCGCAACTGGAGACCATTACGTTACATTATGGGCAGACGCTTCGCGTATGACTATGTATAACGACAGGGTTGCTCATAAGTTTGCCGAAGACTGGAGAGATGTCCAATGAGTGCTGCTAATAAACGTAAAGGCTCCCTGTTTGAAACATCCGTCCTCAAATTTCTGCGGGGTAGGGGAGTGCTTGCAGAAAGACTAAGACTTGCTGGCAAGGATGACGAAGGAGATATCGTCTGTATCGTTGCTGGCAAGCCTTACATCTTTGAACTCAAGGCCACCGCCAAGATGGCACTGCCACAGTTCTGGCGTGAGGCCACAACAGAGGCAGCCAACTACGCTAAGGCTCGTGGGCTGGACACAGTGCCACCTGCATACGTAATCGTTAAGCGCAGAAGCGCTGGCATTGAGCAGGCTTGGGTCATTCAAGACTTAGACCAATGGCTTAAGACACATGACGAGTAAGCCAGACCTGGCTGTAGTATTAGAGCATTACGGTTTGAATGTATTAGATAGGCACGGATGGACTCCGTGCAAGTGTGTCATCCATGATGATACGCAGGCCAGTGCTGCATACAACCTTGATAATCAGGCATACAATTGTTTAGTGTGTCAGGTGCTTGGGGATGTATACACTTTAGTGCAAGCAAAAGAAGGATTGGACTTCAAAGATGCTAAGCGAAAAGCAGAGAACATTGCTAACGGACGCAGCCGAAAGGTACTCCAGCAATCTAACACCACAGGCTCGCTCCTACCTAGAAGGTCGGGGTCTGACCGAGGAAGTAATAAGTACGTTCCATCTTGGAAGCGTCGTGGAGCCTAGTGCTGGCCATGAACTTGCTACGGGTATGCTGTCCATCCCTTATCGTACTCCCGCTGGTGTGGTGGGTATCAAGTTTAGGAGAATAGATGAAGGTACCCCGAAGTATCTATGGCCAACGGGCCAAAAGATTGGCCTGTTTAATGTTAATGATTTGCATAAGGCAAGCAATACGATTGCCATATGCGAGGGTGAGATTGATACCATTATCCTATCGGGTTGCGCAGGCATACCTAGCGTTGGGGTGGCTGGTGTATCTCAATGGAAGCCATGGTTTCCTAAGTTATTCGAGTCATACTCGCGCATACTTATCTTCGCAGATAACGATGTTAAAGAGGATGGACGTAATCCTGGGCAGGAACTTGCCAAGAGAATCAAGGAAGATTTAGACAGGGCCGAAATCATCCACTTACCAGACAATACGGACGTCAATGAGGTATACTTACAACATGGTAATTCATGGTTTGAAGAGCGACTGAGCGCATGAAGCGTCCAACGTCCATAAAAATATTTGGTCAGAAGTATAAGATTCGCTATGACCATATGGACGAGACATCCTATGGGATGACAGATGCAGATAGCAATACTATCTGGTTGCGTCCTGGCATGCCAGAAGATAAATTGATTCGTGTCTTAGGACATGAGATGACTCATGCAATTATCAATGAAACACCCATGTCTTTGCGTAAACGTTTTGATGTTGAAGAAGTGTGCGACATTGTTGGCTATCATGTGGTGGATACCTTGGCGCAGAACCCAGAGATTGTTGCATACATCTTGCGGGAGATAGAAGAAGAGGCTGAACCCAGTGTCTGACCTATCAGATTTTGATTTAGATTTTACTTATGGCCATGAGGGTGAGCAGTTAGTACGAGACATCCTTACTGGTGGCTTGACTGTTGAGGTTAAACGAGACAGGCGATGGGTTGAGACTGGCAATATCTACGTTGAGTCAGCGTTCTACTCACGTGCTACACACAATTGGATTCAGTCTGGCATCATGGTAACTAAGGCAGACAGGTGGGCTCTTGTACTTGAGGGGCTAGTCATCATTGCTACCACTGCAGATATACGCAGGGCCGTTGATACTTATGGCAGACCCATCAGCAATAATATCCAACCCAATCCTAGTAAAGGGTTCCTTATTACGGTTGATGATTTAATGAAGGTACAACGTGGCTAATACATTCATGTTCGGTCCAAAAGATGGCGCTAAAGTTCCAGAAATTTTGTGGATATTACCTAGCGTTGAACTGCAAGAGCGCACCAAAGATGGTATATTTATACACAGATATGACTTAAACAATGACGATGACAACTACTACTACGTAGGGGTAACACGAGAGGAAGATGATGAGTAAGGGTATATCAAAAGAACAGCAGTTTGCAGAGGATGTCTGGGCAATCTTAGATAAGGCAGGCAACTTACTCATTACCAAACATCACGACTACGGCCCAAAGAACATCAGTCAGTCACCAGGTGGCCCACTTAATGGCCTACGTGTACGCATGTGGGATAAGACAGCACGCATTAACAACCTCATTGACTCAGGCAAAGACCCAGAGCATGAGTCACTCAAGGATTCATTCATTGACTTACTTAACTACTCAGCCATTGCGCTGATGGTTCTCGAAGGAGACTGGCCCAATGATTAAATGGAATGCTTTTAGATTCAAACTTGGCATGGCAATCATAGAACTTGGTAACAAGATTGCATTCAATGTATTTGATGCAGAGTTTGAATGCGACTGTGGAGGCGATTGCGCCTAATGAAATCAATCGTAATCCTCAGTGACTTACAGGCACCATACCATGATGTGGGTGCAACGAATGCTATCAAGAGATTTATTCGTGCATACCAACCAGATGTTGTCGCAACCTGCGGAGACGAAATTGATTTCCCACAGATTAGTCGTTGGGAAGAAGGCGGAGAAGGTGAATGGCAACGGGACTTAGGTCGCCATCGTGATGTCACTGTTAAGTTACTTGAAGACTTACGTGTTAACCATATGGTTCGTAGTAACCACAGCGACAGACTTTATAATAAGATTAAAGCAAAGGTACCTGGCTTCCTTGGTCTACCTGAACTTGAGATTGAAAACTTCTTACGCCTACCAGAGTTAGGTATTAAGTACCACAAAGACCCATACGAGATAGCACCAAACTGGTTGCTTATGCATGGTGATGAAGGCAATGTCCAACCAACTGCAGGTGCTACAGCGCTGGGCTTGGCTAAGCGTTCAGGCATGAGCGTTGCATGTGGGCATACCCATAGAGCAGGGCTTACCCATCACACACAAGGCTGGGCTGGCAAGACACGCACAGTATGGGGCATGGAACTGGGCAACCTCATGGATTATAAGCACGCTAAGTACATTAAGGCTGGTCTGTTTACATGGAACAAGGGCTTTGGTATCTTGCATGTGGATGGACAGAACGTTATCCCACAACTGGTACCTATCGTTAACAACTCATTTGTTGTAGACAATAAGGTGTGGCGCTGGTAGTGAGCACACTAGATGAGTCAATAGAAATTGCACGGACTGTTGCACGTAAAGTGCATCGTCGCTACCATACTTACTTTGATGTTTCTGATGTAAGTCAGGAACTCACAGTGTGGATACTCAAGCGACAAGATAAGATTGTTGAATGGCTAGACCACCCACTTGACTCTGATGATTACAAGTTGGGTGTTAAGAAGTTGGGCAAGACATTGACTCGTCATGCAGATAAGTATTGCCGTCGCATCAAGGCTCAGAAGTTAGGCTATGAACTACGTGACGAACAGTTCTATGATGAGGTTACTCTTTCTGAACTGCTCCCATTTGTATGGTCAGATATAGTCAACACTACTGATGCTAGTAAGCCTAAGGTATCAGGTGGGGGTAACCCTGCCGAGGGTGGTAACTATGTAGTTCAGTTGTTTGACATCCGTCGTGCTCTGGCTAAGTTGTCTGAGATGGATAGAGACGTACTTGAACTACGTTACGCTGACCAGTTATCTTTCGGTGCACTGGCTGAACAGTTGGCGTGTTCTGAAACTACTGCTCATCGTAAGGTTGATGGCGCTCTTAGGCGCTTGACCAATGAACTTGGTGGGCCTAATCCTTGGAAGATGAGGGACGAATGATGCAATACGAATACCAATGTAGAGTATGTAACCTTGAGAAGATTGTTGAACGCTCAATGCACGATGATGAAGACATCCCATTGTGTTGCGGTGAGTTGACTACCAGAAAGTATTTCGCTGCGCCTGTTAAGTTTAACACTGGCGGGTTCTACTCCACTGGTGGATAGGTTTGTGTAAGGGGAAGACACAAAACAATAAGCCCTCATGTCGTAAGACATGGGGCTTTGTTGTATCTATTCAGTGATGGTGGATGGGTGCTGCAAGCGTCCAATGTATCCTCGGCTGTTACTATCAACAGCACAGACTCGCTTCTTATAATCTTTAAGCAACTGGTTGCGTGTAGCGTAAGGCCCAATGGCCTGCCATACGTCACCAGCCCCAGGGTGATGGACGATAGTAACGTATTGTTCTCTCTGTGCCATACAATCCTCAACCAATTCCCAGACGGCCTTAGCCAGCCACTCTACGGTGGGTGCCTCTTCATCTAGTAAGGCTATTAACTTCTTAAGTTCTGTTGGCTTGGCGCTCATTGCAATGCTTCCTCTATTGCTTTGACTGTATGGCATGGCCATTTCTCATTGCGCCAACTGATTTCTGTGCACTCTTCACAGATGAGATAATCATTTAAGTCACTCTCTACCTTTGGTTGATGCAACTCTAACACTGCTTTTGTTGCTCTCCACCCGTGCATATCAACAACTGAAGAGCCCTTGAAAAATCTTCCAACTAAAGCAATCATTTCATCGTGCGTCATTCCAACTCCTTCTCTATGGCTCGGATGGTGGTGCAGGGGTATTTAGCGTAGATATAACCGCCATCCTTTGTAACAACTCTAAAACAACAACTACAAGTAAAATAGCCATCTCCTTCGTCTTTCGGCTTATGCAACTCCACTAC